TCTAAGGAAATTGCGGGGCTGATCAATTGCTCCTTCGATGAAAACCTTGCATTCAGTTACGAATACCTTGCTTCCTGTATAATGGAGCGGGTGGATTGCACAGTAACTACTCTGCAAATCAACTTCCCTGATCAGGTAACCTATCGCTGCGTTATGTCGTATACCGACCGTAAAAAAGAACCCAAATATGGATACCAATACCCTCGAATGACAGTCGTTTCTTGCTCGACTTCATTGAGCCATTCCGTTACAATCGCGTATGCAGCACTATCGAAGCAAACGGGGTTTTTCATATAATGGCACGTAAAGTCCATATTCGCGGTCAACGCATCACGGATAGCATGGATGAAATGCGCCGTATAAAGTTGCTAATGAGACGTGACTTCGGGCTTTCAGACACTAACGCAGAAAAGCTTTTCACTTGGCTACAAAACAGCGGTTGGGACTCCACTGATGTACATAGCGCGGTAAAGCAAGCCAGCAACACGTATAGACCGCCGCTTGAAACTTACTACGGTCAGTCCACGCCTATAGTGCAACAGTTACTTGCCAACCAAGGCGTATGGACAGGGCACGTAGACTCCGCGCCTTACCCTAATTTTGCCATGCGTAATCCCGGCGCAGCCGAGTTGTTAATGAGACGTATTACTCCCGGCGACCAGATACTACTCGACGTTGCCGACCGTATAGAAAGAAGAGAGGACATTGCAGCTTCCGACGATGAATACTGGAACGTGGTCTACAATATTATTATCAATGACATTCTCTACGTTACAGCCACAGTAGGCGCGAGGACGTGGAACGGGCTGCAAGCAGTAGCAGTAGCCATGGACACACAAGCCACACTTTGCCGCGAGGAATATCAGCTAGTAGCAGCACAGTATATGGACCCATCAACTCCACTTTATTGTGGCGTGAGAGCGACTATTGAACGCCTGCGAGTAGACGAGCGGTTCTTCAACACATGCACTATAAGTGATGCGCCGTCAGAAAGCTATTTCAAGTTAGCGTCTAACTTGTTGTGTGTCACTATTTCGTCTGTTCATAACTTTGAACAAAGTCAAGGAAGAATACCCCGACGAAGGGTCGCGGCTACACTACGCGAAGCTATATCAAACGCTGAACAAAGCCCCTTACATTATTACCGTAGAGAAGGTCAGTCCAATGCCGATCAAACGCCGATCAATACTACCGGACCCCAAGACGCAGGCGACGGAGGATCGAACGGAGGGGGCGACCAATCAAGCCCGCCACCCTCAATTGCAGGGCCAGAGATATGATGTATACGCATTTATCGAAGGCAACCCCGGCTGTATCCGCGACGAGGTTTCCCGTCAACTCGGAATGAAATCCTCTACCGCGACTGCTCGTGTTAAGGAACTCATTGACGAAGGCTATATCTGGGAACCTCCTGCGCGTAGGGCGGGTCGTTCGGGCGTTCTGTCGAAGACACTGGCCGCAACAGAACGCAAGACGGGTGCCTCGCCTCTAGACCGGGTGCAAATCGAAGTCGAACTTACAATCGATTGTAACGGCAACTACGGGGCGCGGGCCTCGGTCGTCGGAGCGCCGTCAACGGCCCCCCATAGCACCACCATACAACGCAAGCGGCTCACACTTACCGCCCCTCACCCCGACACCTACAGCCGCCCCACGAACGCCCCTAACGGCAGCGTTTCAATTCTAAAGCCGGGGGAAAAACGGGCCACAGCCGACGACATTATTGAAGGGGATTTTACAACGATTAGCTGACGTTGCGTTGCAGTTAAATACTAGCTATAGTGGTGAAAATACTCACTCCATCCCACGAGGCTAGATCAATGGCGTCATCTAAACCTACCCCTACCCCAGCCATTATTGGCGTTATCGGTATCCGAGATTTCAAAGGAAAAATATACTCCAACCGAAGCTACATAGGCGAGTGCGTATCTGGGTACGCAAAAGCCAGAAATTTTTCCCACTACAGTCTTGTTACGGGCGGCGGAAAAGGCGTAGAGGAAGAACTGATCAAGTGGGCGGGTGAAAACGACATTAGCATCCGCACAATCAGTCCGAACTCCCAGACGCCCGAAGGGTTTGCTCACCGCAACAACATGATCGTGGCACAGTCAGAAATGCTGCTGATGTTTTGGGACGGTTATGTCATGAACCTCGTTCAACCTATCGCTAATGCAGTAAGTCATGGCCGCGAGTGCCACGTATTTCCCGTTCGTTGAGGTCGCACCATGGAAACAGTCTTTCACGTATGCGTTGTTGGCCTTGGTTTTGTCGGCTTCCCTCTCGCACACCGCCTTTGTCAGGCTGGCCTGAGAGTGTCCGGTTACGACATCAATACTGAACTGCTGACAAATATAAAAAGCGGCGTGGATCACACAGGTCTGATCCCGCCCTTCGTTCTTACAAGCTATGGCCCCCATATCGAATGGACAAACACCCTGCCGCCCGAAGCTGACATGTATATCGTGTGCGTACCTACGCCCGTGAAATACCACCCCATGAAAGGCGTTATAGCCGACAACGATTATGTGTTTGCTGCGATGCGCAGTATCTTGTTCGAGGCGAAAAACGGATCATACGTTGTGCTTGAAAGCACAGTAGCGCCCGGTACAACGGAACTCCTACGCCGGGACATGATGGGCAGCGCAAAGCACCATCCCATCGCTTACAGCCCTGAACGAGTAAACCCCGGTCCAAACTCTTACGCCGAACTCGCAGACGAGACCAAGATTATCTGCTTCTCTGATAATGTGTCGCCGTCTCAGCAAGAAGAGATAGTAGATGTGTACGGCAAGGCTTTTCATAAGGTTCGGGTGTTTTCTGATACACGTGTAGGAGAGGTCGCCAAGTGTTTCGAAAATGCACAGCGAGACATGAATATCGCCTTGATGAACGAACTGTCTATTCACTGCAACGCCGCAGAAATCGACTTACTTGATGTGATAGAGGCCCTTCGGACTAAGCCCAGCAGCCCCAAGTTTATGCCGGGTCTTGTGGGAGGTCACTGCATCCCGGTCGATCCCTACTATCTCGCGGAATGGTACGGATCACACACACGCAATGAACTGTCTTTGCCGCTGCATTCCCGCGAGTGTCACGACGACTATCTAGAAAGCCTTGCACTAATGCTCACCTATGAGGCTGACGATCTGCCAATACTGATAATAGGCAAATCCTACAAGGCAGACGTAACCGACACTAGAAATTCTGGCGGGATTGCCCTCTACAATCGATTGCAAGGCGAAGACGTGCCTTGTATCTTGCACGACCCCCTGATCGACGGCGATCTTGATACCGAGTACACATTCACAACGGTTGTCGGTATCATAAACCATACTGGAAAGTATAACCAAATCCTGTATGCGCTGCCAATATCCGAAGATTGTACCTTCTATAACGTAGGGTGCCAATTCAGGCCCGATCAACTCTTTGGTATCGGGAACATCATCAATTACTAGGGGAACTACCATGAAGGTATTCATAACAGGTGCGAGTGGAATGCTAGGCTCGGCCCTTATGCGTCACTATGCCGTCAACGGAAACAAGGTTCGTGGGTATGACGTGTTCTCTGAACAGGCTTCGATCACAGTAGGCGACATTCGCAATGGCGCTACCCTGAACCGAGCAATGCTTGAGTTCGAACCTGACCGGGTCTACCACTGTGCTGCCATGCTTGGTGTCAAGAACACTGAGGACAATCCCGATCTTTGCCGCGAGATTAACGAGTTCGGAACCCAGATGGCGTATACCGCTGCGCGGCTTGCCGGGGCCAAGTCTTTCATATTTACGTCATCGTCAGAGGTGTACGGCGACCCCGGCGACGACACGCCTATGGCGGAAACATATCCGTTGAAGGGGAGCAATGTTTATGCGCGGGGTAAGGCGCGAAGCGAGCACTATCTGCTCAGTAAGGACAGCGGCATGAAAATCGTCATCGCTCGCATGTTCAACTGTTACGGCCTAGGTCAGGTAAAACAGTTCTTTGTGCCAAAGATCGTGCATCAACTCGCTAACGGCGAGACTCCGCACCTGTTCGGCAGTCCTGACAACAAACGGTGTTATCTTTATGCACAGGACGCGGCGATGTACCTAAACCATATCGCGCATCGGGCGTACAACGGAGAAATTATAAACGTGTCTTCGAACGAAGTTCTACGGCTCAAGGACGTTGTCATGAAGACGGCGGCGGCTTTCTCCCACCCTGTAGTACCGCATTACGCTGTATTACCAAACAATTACGATGATCGAGAGGTTTACCGAGATATTCCCAATCGGATTGCGGACACTACCCGTCTACGTCAAATTTCCACGTTCGAGCCTACCCTTTTCAGTAAAGGTATAGAACGTGTAGTCCAACATCGGGCGGGGCTACGCGAAGGATGGGTATATCCTACAGGGTTGCTGACATGAGCGAGCCAAAGTGGCAGCACAGGGACGTGCAGGCACCACGTCTGCGCATCCTGATCGATCTTGTTTATATACAATCGGCAAACCTGAACTCATCTTCGACCTACAACAAGTATCGCAAGCTTGTTGCCGAACTGGTGAGACGTGGTCATTTTGTCTACTGGATGATCCCCGACGCCAAATATACGCCAGACGACATCGAAGAAAGCGATCATGTAGGGATAATCCGTACCGAATACATTCAAGACCAATTTATCGTTGACGGTCTGGTTACAGACGACTTTTTCAACATGTTTAATCGCATTGCTGGCAAGTACCATATCGACGCCATAGTTACCGGGCGCACCGGGGCTGCGAGCATGATGAAACGCACACTGGAAAGCCCACGTTTCCACGACAAAGGCCGGGCGTTCACTGACAAACATTACGGTCTGCCCATGATGGTTGTCGAAGAGTTCCCCCAGACGCCAAAAGCGCAACACGTTGGCGATGCCTACTGGTTGAACCAATGTCAGGGTTACTTGACGGCGGATCGGTCGATCTTTATAAGTGACCACAATCGATCCGAAGTAACAGCCGCCATGCAAGGTATCTACACTAACAGCATGATCAGGCGATGGGCAGAGGATAAGACCTCTATCATACCATCTGGTATCGAAATCAATGAACTCGACAAAATCTATCAGCCAAGTAGGTGGAAAGTGGAAAGCGGTTTCCGCGTTCTATCTGTTGGTAGGATTATGGGCGTCAGCTATAGGGAGCATCTAGCGTGGTTCGACTATTTATACAAATCCGGCGTGGACGCAAAGCTTATAGTCTCGTTGTCGGGCGGGCTTGGTGGTCCTATGTCAGCCGCGCTTACCAAAATTGGCGTCAATTTCGATACAGACAATCCGCAATTTCAATTGATCGAGAACAACCCGCGAAGTTCCTTTTTGAAGTTGCTGCGGACGGTTCACTGCGGTATCGCCCCGATGTCCCACCTCGATTGCCCCGTGGGCCTCTCGGAGGCGATATATATGGGCGTCCCTTGCATCATGCCACAGGCGGATTACCAGAAGACTTTCTTTCCTGACTATCCGTTTGTGATCAAGCCGTCAGACAAGGCGGCTTTGCTAATGCACCTGACCGACATCAAGAATGATCCCGAAAAAGCACGGGAACTTATTGAACCATGGCGTCAGGTGATACGCGAGACTTTTGATGCCCCAAAAAATACCGCGTTGATTGCTGACGAAATCGAAACGATGGCACGGCGTCCCTTGCCCCTATTCAAAACATCAGGGGCGATACTTGGTTTCCTTTCCGAACTCAAAGGTGAAACTTACACATTCGGCGATGTGGTTGAGTACCTGCGCGAAAGCGGTCGCATGGGTATTTCTGTGGGTGATCTGGGTATCCGCGCAACTTGGACTTATGGCCGTGGCACTATTCATCACAGTATGCGTTATTGTGGATACGTGGACCTGTGTAACGGACCCGACGAAGTGTTCGTTAGAAGAGACGTATTTGACGCCTTACAATCAAGTGCAAGCAAACCCAAACGCAAACTGCGGAAGCAAAAAACATGAAGTACACATTGCCGGGAACTCCCCGTGATCTGCTATCTATCGAAGCCCATATGGAAAGGTCGGAAAGAAACTCCGTCTTTCTCTACACGTACGAGACTATGAAACTCATCAATAGCGGCCACGCTGGGATTTACACCAGCGCATCGCTACTTGCCGAGATACGCCACGATCTGTGTGCTACGCGGTCTGCGCTCTATGCTATCAAGAAACTCAACGAGGACAGACAAACTGTCCGCCTGTCCTTCAACCGTGTCATCACCACAAACCCCTCAGAACAGGCTTCTGGTCTGTATCTGCGCATATCCGATTAAGGATCACACCATGCCCATCAGTAAACGTCCCGTCAAAAAACCCGAGGGCAAGACTCCCGTAGATCATGTCGAAATAGTCATGATCCCGGTTGAAGACCTGATCCCCGACGAAGACAACCCGAATGAAATGTCGCCCGAGGTTTTCGATTTGCTTATCGAGGAAATGACTGAACAAGGTTTCGATGAACCTATCCTCGTTCGCAAGCACCCTACGATCAAGGGCAAGTACCAAATCGGATCAGGTCATCACCGTACAAAGGCGGCAATGGTGCTCGGTATGCAAGAGGTTCCCGCTATCGTCAAAGAGTGGACCGACCGAGAACTCAAGGTATCGTTGATCAAGCGCAACGAACTGCGCGGTGGGTTCAACAAAGCCAAACTGGCGAAGCTGTTCAAAGACATATCTAAGGGCCGAGACCCCAATGTTGTTCAACGGGAAATCGGCTTCACAGATACCAAGAAATTCGAAGCCTTGATCGAACAGGCTGCGAAAAGCATGACACCCAAGCAGAAGAAGAAACTGGCTGCGGCGAAGGAAAGCATCAAGTCAATGGACGACTTGTCGTCTGTTCTCAATACAATCTTCAAAGAGTCAGGAAGCGACCTTGATCATGGTTATATGGTGTTCTCGTGGGGCGGTCGTAATCACCATTACTTTAAGACCGACGAAGCGACAGACAAAAAACTCAAAGACATTATTGCAGCCTGCGCTGATGCAAACATCAACTACACGCAATACATACAATCGATTGTAGCAGGCGCGGAGTTGCCAACAGGGAACGGCTCTGCTACAAAGAGTGGACAAAAATCCAAGATTATCCGAAGGCCCAAGAAATGATACAGATAATCATGGTTCTCGAAGGCGTACTGCACAACAAGAAAACAGGGTGTGAGGAACGCACTTATAGGGTCTCTACGGAAGGCCAACCAGACGCCCGTTTCAGTATATCAATGCTTCCCGGCGATGATACGTCAGATCACGAACAGACCGTCACGACACTCGCAATCGAAGAATGGTTTCCAGATGACAACTAAGCGCCGCGTCAAACGCAGGGTCAACGTCAAGGGCCAAGAAACGCCTGCCGAACGTCAACAACGGACGGCAGTTCGGTTTGTAATGGACAACTCCCATTATGATACGATCTTGCGTCTTATCCGCGCTGGAACACCGAACAGCAAGATCGCGGAATGGGCCATCATGCGTGGCTATGTCGATTTGAACCAGAAAACATTCGTCGGCTATCTGCAATATTTTCGCAAGGCCCAGCCCAATCTGTGCAGGCCGCAGGTTCCTGTTGACGAAGATAGCGAAGACATGGAAGTGCGGCTTAACACCCTTGGCTATGATCACTTATTCGACGGCAACGTCATAGTGCTGGACGAAGAACTTGAAATGTTGCGTCTTATCAAGTTGCAACAGGCACGGCTCGGTATCGGCTTCAAGAATGAACGGTCTATCGGAGTTCTACTGGCCGACAATCGCCGAGAAGTGGAAGAATTGCGAAACCTCGTGATGGACCTAGCCAAGTTGCGCGGCCTCGTAGGCACGTCCATGAATGTCAATCTTTCCCACCACCCGGAAACGGTCAAGGATGATCTAAAGGGAATTCAACAAGACGAGAAGCAGCGCAATACTATTGCCACTCTTGTTACGGACTTGATAGGTGTAGTCCGTGCCTAAAAGGTTGAAATCCGTCTATCGACAGCAGCCAAAAGCGTTGACTAACTATTCGGTAAGCCCCGAAGACCTTGAACGCGAGATAACTATCGCAGACACAGTAAAAGCCCTTATGCAGGAAGTAGCCTCAGTAAGTGACCCCTTGTTGCGGGAACAGTATACCTACGCTATCCAAGAGGTTTCAAAAGACGGCGATCTGTCGCACATGATAGACCTCGCTAGGTATCGTAGGGGCGCGGTGCCGTTAGACGAATTCTTGTTCTCTGATACCTACCTTGGCATGGACCCAAAGGAACTATACCCAGCCGTGCGTCAGACCCTTGAGGCGCTTGAAACTGAGCGGTACGTTGAAGCCGTATTGAAGGGGTCGATAGGCATTGGCAAATCGCTTTCGTTAGATACACCCATTCTCACCACGCGCGGCTGGAAAACTATGGAAACCGTCAAAGACGGCGACCGGGTTTATGACGAACACGGGCAACCGTGCCGCGTAGTTACGGCGCACGACATTCGCTACAATAGACCCTGCTACCGGGTGTCATTCTCGGATGGCACAAGTCTCGTCGCGGACGCAGAGCATCTTTGGTACACGGAAACTCGTGCAGATCGTTGCGCGAAGCGAAGCGGCACAGTCAAGAACACAGAAGAAATTCTTTCGACGCTTTGGGTGGAGGGGCGCTACACCAACCACAGTGTACCGCTCCATAGCGGCGTAGACGGTGTAGCCGCGCGTATGGACTTCGACCCGTATGTTCTAGGTTGTTGGCTTGGCGACGGATCATCGGCACAGGCCCGGTTCTACTGCCATGACGATGATTATGAAATCATAGAACACATGGAGGATGCAGGTGCGCGTATTCGTCGGCTTGACTACGTGTCCGAAGACAAATGCCCTACCTATTTAATTGAAACTTGCGGCATCAACGGGTTCCATAACGCCCTTAGTCGCTCTGGGCTGTTGAACAACAAGCACATACCGGAACGTCTGCTGCTTGGTAGCTATCGGCAGAAGCGCGACCTTCTTCAAGGTTTAATGGATACTGACGGAACCTGTAATAAGACAGGCGTATGCGAAATTACTCTCGTCAACAAGCAACTTTCGGATGACGTAATGCAACTTTTGTGGCTGCTTGGCCTCAAGCCCACGCAATCCATAAAGACCGTTAAGGGACGAAACTACCACCGTATCACATTCACTGCGTATCGTGACCTTTTGCCCGTGTTTCGTCTTGCTCGTAAACGGGAACGGCAACCCACTTCTGGGGCGCAGGCTATCCGTCAGCGTTCTCGTTACATTGTGGACGTGCAATCGATTACAAGCGTCCCGGTTCGCTGCATCACCGTAGATAGCCAGTCCAGCCTATACCTTGCAGGGCGTGAAACAATCGTCACGCATAACACCACGGCGGCTAACCTATCAATAGCCAGACAGATTTACAAAATCTCGTGTATGCGTAATCCGCAGCAGACCTTTGGCATCCAAGGTCATTCGTCTATTGTGTTCACTATTCAGTCTGTACGTTTGTCCACGGCCAAGAAAGCCGTGTTTGACGAACTCGGACCCTTCCTGCACAACTCGCCATATTTCAACGAAGTCTATCCTTATGACAAGCGCATTGCGTCGAGTATGTATTTCCGTGAACACCGCGTCCAAGTCATGCCTGTATCTTCGTCGGATACTGGTGCAATTTCCATGAACGTCATTGGCGGTATGCTTGACGAAGTGAACTTTATGGAGCGTGTCAAGAAATCTAAAAATGCTAACGCAGAAGCTGGGGGTGAATATGACCAAGCCAAAACGCTCTATCAAACGTTGTCACGCCGTCGCCGGTCCCGCTTCATGCAACAAGGCAAGTTGCCGGGAACGCTCTTCTTGGTTTCGTCGTCCCGTTACCCAGATGATTTTACCGAGGTCAAAGCCGCAGAAGCCGAAATGTGCGGAGGCAAAGACCCCGAAATATTCGTCCTCTCCCAATCCCTCTGGGAAGGCCGTGGTCGGGAAAAATACTCGTCGGAAAGTTTCCGGGTTCTCGTAGGAAACGAACGGCAAAGAGCGCGTATTTTACGCGATGACGAAATACTTACGTCTGACGATCAAGTAATCGAAGTCCCTGTCGATCTTCGGTCTGAATTTGAAAAGGACGTAGGTGACGCTATCCGCGACTTTGCGGGCCTGACTACGCTGGCCTCTAGGCCCTTCATTCACAACCGAGAAGCCCTGTTTGAGTGCATGGCGCTGGCGGATCAATATGACGTACAATCTGTCATAGGTTATCCAGAAATTGATCTTGAAGTGGCACAACCTGTAATCATATCAGAACGAGTAAGGGACGACGTGCCTTCTATGCGCGTGGCTCACGTTGACCTTGCATTGACTAGAGATAGTGCGGGCCTTGCCGTTGGCTACGTAGCTGGCGTTCGCAGCATGGAGCGTATCGATCCCATTACCGGCAACCGACAGGTAGAAATATTACCAGTAATAGCTTTTGACCTCGTTCTGCGGATCAATCCTCCGCGTGACGGTGAAATCGACTTCGCCAAGATCAGGTCTATCATCTATGACATGCGTGACAACCACGGCATACCTATCAAGGTTGTAACCACAGACGGATTTCAAAGCGCAGATTTCAGACAAATTCTCGGAAAGAAAGGCTACGCCACAGAATACCTATCTATAGACAGGACGACACAACCTTACCGCTCGTTGCGTGATGCACTGTATGATCGTCGCATACTGTTGCCCCGCAATCCTACTTTGATTACTGAATTGACAGAACTAGAGTACATTCAGAATGGGGCAAAAGAAAAGATTGACCATAAGCCGCGAGGATCGAAAGACGTAGCTGACGCGGTATGCGGTGCAGCTACTTTTTTGCTTACGCGCAAGCATACATGGACTCAGCAACCAACGTTCCGTGGCGAAGGCGGCTTGATGCTTCATGGGCACCGCATGGGTAATAGTTCTGCGCACCTAGAAGAACTAACTAGTGACGAAATGGTGCAAGATACAATGTCAGGACGGGCCACAGTAAAGCGGCGTTCTATCGACCGAATGAAGACTCGCCGTCTGCCAAAGTCAGGATAATTCCTCTTGCGGTCATTGATCAAATAACCTATAATACGGGGAAGCAACACAACCCGGAGCGGCGCACAAATGCCCATCAAGAAACGTCTCAAACGCAATGCAAATTTGCGCGGCGGCGATGGTCTAGCCTTTGACGCCGCGCCGCGTGACCGCGACACCGCTGCAATCAATTGTAGCAATATCGACTTAGGCCAACTTCTCAAAGATGCCTTGGCTAACGATGCTGACGAAATCGTTTTGCGTGTGTCTCAATTCGATCACAATCTTGAACCCGATAATTTTCAAGCCATAGTACGCTTTAATAATCGAACACGACCATGGGCCGTGTGCGTCAATCCAGATATGGCAACCGCGCTGGTAACAGCGTTGCGAGACAGTGCAAGCATAGACAATTCAAATTCCGTAAGAGGTAAAAATGAGTCAGCCCCCAAACTACAGCGGAACGTTGAGTCAGGAAGGCCGGGAAATACGCGAAGACTTGGAGCAAAAACTAAACGACCTTTACGCGAGCCTTGACGGACTCGAAGGTATTGAGCGTCTGCGAGCGTTGAAGCGCATCGATACTGCCGACTTTCCAGTCGAATATCAAGGCGCAAATCCCAAGGAAATCGACTTCAACATTTTGCGTGATCATATACGTGAAGCCGATGTCGAGGACGATCCGCTCATTAACAAGTATCGAGCGCGTATCAGCAGCCGCGCTACCTCCATCCGCGCTATGTGCGTAATGTGTCAGGGCGGTGTAGTAGCTGCCGTCAAAGACTGCGCGTCAATTACTTGCCCACTCCATCCGTTCCGCATGGGAAAAGACCCGCTGCGGGGCTGGCTACCGCCTCCTACTGTTGTTATCGAAATAGCAGACGAAGACGGACCCGATCTTTTCGAGGACGGCGACGACGATGACGGCGATGCAAATGTCGATTAGGTACAATGTCAAGTTCCCCGCTTACCAAGCTAATTGGCTAATTGCGTTACTTGAAGAGGAAATTTCTCTCTTGAAATCAAACATGTTCTGTATTGCGCCCATATGTAATTTAGACGATCTGCATAAAATTGCCCTCAAGATAGAATGCAGCGAAGCTGTAATTTTAAGAATTAAGAAAGCCAAGCCAAACACAGTAAAACCCAAACTTGGGCTTCCCAGAAAGCCATGTAAACGTTGCGGCGGTTACATGGGATGCACAGGTGGCCCATCATGCCCCGGAGCCTATTGAATGCCCATCAAACGCAGATCAGCTATACCGTCCAAGGATGCCGTTTTTGAAACACCGTCAGACGGGAAATTACATATAGTGGCGAAACCCAAAACTCCGGTCCCTGACAATAGCGCCTTAAACGCCGTGTATGGCGATAGCGCACCGCGAAGCCTGCTGTTAAGGTTCGGCCAGTTAGCTGCCAAGCATGGCGATACCCCCGACGACCACATGACGGTAAAGGACAGGTTCACCGCCTTGCGGACTCCTTACGATGATAAAAATCCGCAGGAGCAACGTTACCGCAACCGGATCAAGGGACGCGCAACTGCAATCACAGCATTTTGCGTAATCTGCACAGGCGGGCGCAAAGGCGTAACCGAGTGTGCGGAAACCCAATGCCCTCTCTGGGCCTTTCGATTTGGAAGTGACCCGTTCTACGGAAAATCGAAGAAATAGGGATTGGCTAAATGCCTATAGTCAAGCGTAAGACCCCCGAAGAGCGTATCATCAGTATGGTCGGGCCTAATTGGAGGAACGCCTTACAGCACCCAGCTATTGCGGCAATGTCGCACAGCGGCATGGCGTATGACCGTTACGATACATCTATTGAGAATATCAGCCACGCTCTTAACATGGTATCGGGATGGCAAGGCGCAAGCTGGCAAAATAAGGTTTTTATTCTTGGATTATCCAACTTGCTTTATAGAGCATATGGCGCAGAGTTGCTAACGGATACCGCTTACAATCGATTGTACAAGCACTTGACCGAACATTCTTCTGACGTGCAAAACAATTGCCACGTTGTTTATCACCAGTTTCTACTGTGGGATATGCCAAAGCTTAACGTATTCAAAAAAGGCATGTTGCGGTTCCCGCCTCGTCCTAAAGTGGTAATGGTTGTAAAACCTAAGCCCAAGCCGAAGGTCAGTAAACGACCTTTACGCAAACACCTACGCAAGTAGTTGCCGTTTTGAGGCAATAAAGGTATAGTCGGCGAAACCTCATCGGAGTTTGCCAACATGCCCACACGTTTGAAGCGCAAAGTCGCCAAGGCTCGCGTTGCCCCGCAACCTTCTCAGACAAATAAGTCTTACCGCGATGCCAGCTTCGCGGGCGGTATCTATGATGTGGTCGGGAACACCGCAACCCTCTCCAACTCCACCGATCTTGAACGGTTGGAGAAAGACCTTTTCGGCCTCTTTGAAATATCGGACAACCCCCACCACTACGTTGTGCAGGGGGATATTCTCGGCCACGCAGAAGTTCGCATCGTTGAGCCTGTGTTCGCCTACAAAGACCTGATCAAGCTTTACTATTCGTCCACAATCCTGCAACAATGCGTTGACAGTATGGTGACGAATATCGAAAGCTACGGCGTTGACCTCGAATACATCGGCGAGGAAGGCAAGGAAGATACCCGCGCTTCCCAGAACGAGAAAGCAAGAGTCCAGCGTATACTCAACACGCTGACCAGCGATGGTCGCAGCATTCAGGAACACCGGGCGGCGTCACGAGTGGACAAAGAGGTTTTCGGTAGCCGTCACTTCGAGGTGATCCGCGATGCTGCGGGCAGGGTGGTGAGTTTTGATCATATCTCTACCTCTACTCTGCGTGTTACTACCCGAGAAAAATCCATCACTGTGGTTTCGTTCTATGACGCCGAGACCGGGACATTCAAGGAACTGCGCCGCCGTTTCCGTCGCTTTGTACAGATCGCAGATGATGGGCGTAAGACGTGGTTCAAGGAGTACGGTGATCCACGGTCAATCGATCCGTCCACGGGCAAGGTCAATGACGAATTAGAAATCGAAGACGAGGCCACGGAAATTTACGCAGACTTCCGGTACACGCCGGGAACGCCCTACGGTGTCCCGCGTTGGTCTGGCGCTATTCCGTCGCTGCTCGGCTCCCGCGAAGCTGAAATGGTTAACCTCAACTTCTTTCGTGACAACGCAATCCCGGCCATGGCGGTTATGGTCAGCGGCGGCGCACTGACCGAAGACAGTTTCGAAAAGATCAATCAATATATCGCAGGTGTTCGCGGTCAGGCGTCGATGAACAGGATCGTGGTTCTTGAAGCCATGGCGGATGCTGCAATCTTTTCAGGCATCGACGGCTCCCAACCCGCGCCCCGGATCACCATGGAACCCCTGCTATCCGAACGACAACACGAGGGCCTGTTCTCTGGGTATATCAACGAAGCGGAGCGCAAAACGCGGTCAGCCTTTCGCCTGCCTCCCATATACATCGGCAGCGCCGCAGATTACAATCGGGCCTCTGCGTTCGCGTCCGTGCTCACAGCGGATCAGCAAATCTTTATTCCCGAGCGTCTCGCGTGGGACGACCTTTTCGAGCGCGTCGTGTTGTCCACACACAAGATCAAATTCTGGCGTGTCAAATCCAGCGGCCCCGGACTGCAAGACCCGGCAGAGGTTGCACGGATCGTCAACAGCCTTGGCCGCGAAGGGGCGCTTACGGCGAACATTGCCATCAAGCTGGCGAACCGCTATCTGGATGCCGACATTCGCCCGGTTATGGATGATTGGGGTAACATGCCCTTCTCCATCGTCATGCAGCACGTCAAAGAGGGCAAGGTTTACGCCGGTCTGGACGACTTCGAAGAGGTGATAAACGAAAACTTGCCGGAGGAAGAAGACGACGAACTCGACATGCGGGATGCAAACGTGCCGCTTGTGAAAATGTCCCGTAGACTTTTGAATGCCATTTCGAATACAATGGATGACAAGCTGCAAGAAGCGTTACAATCAATTGCAGACACACACACGGGGAACGAACTGCAATGACAACGGTGAGAGACCTTATCCGTAAGGCACAAAGTGGCCCTGAAATCGTTCATGCACAGTATACTATAGCCAAAGTGGCCGTGGACGAACAAACTGTCACAGGTCAGGTCTACGCCCCGGATACTCTCGACGCCCACGGCCACTACATGACGGCGGCGGAACTCAAGAAGGTCGCTCATCGGTTCATGGCGAACGGTCTGGCAACCTCAATCGATCTACAGCATGATAATAAGCTGGTCGATGCAGTGATCGTTGAAAGCTTCATTGCCCGCCCGAACGACCCTGACTACGAGGCTGGATCGTGGGTAGCCACAGTAAAGATCAACGACACGAGTATTTGGAAGATGGTCAAAGAAGGCCAGATAAACGGCTACTCGTTCGAAATCATGACTTACAGGGATGACCTCAACGTAGAGATTGAATACCAAACTTGGTATTATGGCTTTACGGACCCTGATCCGCATGATAAACATGACCATCCCTTCCTTGTCCGATTGGACAGTAACGGCGAAATCGTCTCAGGCCAAACCGGGCTTGGATCAAACGGTTCTCCGGCTCATTCCATCACAAAGAGCAATATTACAGAAGCCGTCGATGGCAAAATCCATCGCATCCATCTGAGAGCGACAGAATGAGACCGAAGGTTAAGAAAGCCCGCAGGGAAGCTTCCCTGCTTTACGGCGCAGACGCAACCTACGTCTCGCTCGTGGATCGCGGCGCAAATGAAACGCCATTCAAACTGATCAAGACAGCGAAAGGAACAGGCGCTATGCCCATCAAGAAGCGGACCATGACCCCCAAATCGCACAAGGCGGTCGGCAATCGCAAGAAGGCGTCTCAGTCTGACGCCACCACGACCATCATGGCAAAGATGATTTTCGATGGCGACCACTTCGAGAATGAAGCGGACGTGCGAGTTGCCGTCGAGAAGATGGAATGGGATACCGAGGAAATCACCATCACCGAGACCGATGACGGCGATTTCGAAGTTCGCGGGAACGACATGGCCGACGATGACTATGATCGTCTTGCCAAGGTCGAGACCGACGAAGAGGGCGTCGAAGCGTGGGTCGGCACTTTCACCAAGTCGGATGACGACGAAGAGGAAGAGGTCGAAGACGACGAAGACGAAGACGAAGCCGACGACGAAGACGAAGACGAAGCCGAAGAGGTCGAGGCGGCGGCGGGCAAGAAGAAGCCCCAATACAAGACCGTGCCGAAGAAGCCTGCTGCCGTGATCCCGAAAGCCGCCGAGACCGTGCCGGTCGTTGCGTTGACCAAACGCCAAGAATTCCTCGCCAAGCGGGAAGCCGCCAAGGCACAGAAATTCGATGCGTGGGATGCCCGTTACTCCAAAGGCAACACGATGGCGAAAACGCTCAAGGACGGTATGTCCTATGACGCCACACCTCCCGGCTTCTACGAAGTGCTGGCCGCGTTCAATGCCAGTATCTCGAACATCGTTTCCAGCGAAGACGGCGACAAGCAAGGTATGCTGAACAAGACCGCTGCTGACTTTGCCGAAATCATCGGCGGGCTGGACAGCTACTTCGACGCATTCGTCAGTGCCGATGAAGAGACCATCGCCAAGGCGTTCACGACAGACGAAGATCGCGCGGCCATGACGAAGTGGGCCGAAGACTTTGGCGACTTCGCTGCGGGCAATACCACGACACCGCTGCCCGAGGTGTCCACCAAATCGACTGACAGCGATGCTGCAATCGATTACAAGCGTGTCGAAGACATGATCAAAGCCGCCGTCGCTGGTGTGGCAGGTCAGGTCGAGACCGTTTCCAAAACGGTTGTGGACCTCGCGTCCCGGCGTCCGATGAAGAAGGGGGCAGATGCCGAAGAGGGCGCGACTGCGCTTTCCCAGAAGCAGACTCCCGCCGCCGACGATCCCGACGAATGGGCGCGGAAGAAGACCTCGAAGGGTTTGATGGGATAAACCCCGTCTAACCCTCCGGGGGCCTACAAACACACACACGACTGGAACAAAGGGACAATAACCATGAAGATGAAGTCACTTCTCGCAAAAGCCGACATCGCACTCGCCGATCTGGCGAACGGCGGATTGATGCAACCCACGCAGGCCAACAACTTCATCCGTATTCTGACGCAGGACACAGCCCTGCTCGATGATGTGCGGATGCAGATGATGAACACGCCGTCGCTGGTCGTGAACAAGCTGGACCTCGCCACCCGCGCCCTGCGCGTTGCGAACCAAGGGAATGTTTCCTCGCCGCTGTCCGGCGAGGAAGGCCCCCGTGCTTTGTCGCGGGCCAACCGTACCAAGGTCACGACGACCAAGGTGACGCTGAACACCTACGAGGTGATCGCCGAGGTCAACCTTCCTTACGAGGTTCTCGAAGACACCATCGAAGGCGGTCAGATCGACAACACCCAATTCCAGCAGACGGTGCTGGCGAAGCTGGGCGAACGCATCCGCGTGGACATCGAAGACGTGATGTTCAACGGCGACACAGGCTCGGGCGATGCTTTCCTTGCGGCCCGCGACGGTATCCTCGTACAATCGACTTCCAACGTGGTCAACAACGGCGGCGCGGCTCTCGATGCCGTGACGTTCAACGAAATGATCCAGACCTTGCCCGACAAGTTCAAACGGGTCATGAACCGCTACAAGTTCTATGTCGCCCACAACAAGCGGCTGCAATACATGATGCAGGTCGCACAGCGCCAGACCGGCCTTGGTGACAGTGTTCTCGTTTCCGGCGATGGTACGAACTTCGCTCCCTTTGGCGTTCCGCTGATCGGGGCCGCGTCGATGCCCTCGAACATGGGCCTATTCATCGATCCGGCGAACATCATCTTCGGTGTTCAGCGCCAGATGCGGATGGAATTCGACCGCGACAGCCGTGAGCGTGTGCTGATCATCGTCTTCACCATGCGGTTCGATTTCAAGCTGGAACAGGAAGACATGGTCGTCAAGGCCATCAACCTCGGTTAAAGGCCGCAATACCAAGATAGGCTCCGGCGTCACACACCAAACGTTTCACCGGAGCCTGTCAAGGAGAGTCCATATCATGCCCACAAAGAAAGCCACTACCGCCACCCTCATTCGTGGTTCACTCTATTCCCTTCGCCACCCCGACAACACGCCGCAGAACCCGATTGAGGCTCTGCGGTTTGAACGTGGAGTACCCGTGCCGATCAACGACACTCGTATCGTTGACATCTTGGAAAACCTCACCGAAGAAACACGGGACGGCGACGGCGAGTATTACGACAAACCCATTTTCCGCATTGACGAAAACGTTCAGGTCGAAGCGGAAAACAACTATGGGCAATCCGGCAGTCGTGCCCGTCCGACCAAACTGGCCGCAGATCGCGTTGTGCGAAAGCGCCCACGCAGTCGCGCATAGAACAACGCGAAGGGGGGCCTAGGCTCCCCTTTCCGACACTACAATCAATTGCAACGGAGTTTTGCGATGACAACCACCAACATGTTCTGCACAGTGGATGATCTTCGCGGCTATCTCCGTACAGAAGCCGGTTGGACAGAAGATAACAGCCTCATGCAGGCTCAGATTATTCAGGCCACAACTCTTATTCGGGCGTACACTCGCCGTGATTGGGAGAAAGCCAACTACGTTGATTACTTCAACACGTATGACATTGACGTTGCTATCCGGCAGGGAGTAGGTTTTGTCAAGTTCTCGACCCGTGAGAAGCCGATCAGTATCGCGGATGGGGAATACCCCACAGTAAAGTTCAACACGGGAGGTGATTGGGAAAACACCGGGGATATTCCGACCACATCATACGATGTAGATACACGTCTTGGTCAGATTGTCTTCTATCCAATCAAGATGCGTTCGTATGGTCGTTCTCTGCGAGTTTCGTATTTCGCGGGCTTTCCCGTAGACGACACAGACCCCAATTTGCTGCTTGTGTCTGCGAACCTGAAACAGGCTTGTATAGCGCAAGCTGCGTATCAGGTGCGACGTATCCTCAACGATTTGCTGGGTAACTCTCGTGACGCAGAAGCAAACAGAACTGCTAACCGCAAATTGACCGCATCTGGTTTTGTGCAGGAAGCCTTGGTGTTTCTGACGCCTGAAACACGGTTGTTTATGGCAAGCAATGCCTAGCCGTAATGTTAAGGTTTTTGACCCCGATGTCACGCTAGTAACGGCGGCGGCACTTAGCCCTCTTCGTGTGCCGCAAAGACGCAGATCATTGATAGCTGCGGAAATTCGTCTTGAACTGAGCATCATACTAAAGCGCGTCGTTGACGAAGTAACCACAGAGCGTGGATACAACCGATCAGGACGCGCTAGAAACATAATGAGGGCGGGCGGCGTCAGAGTATTTGGAGCCACGTTCACAAACATAAGAGGTCACATTATTGGACCCTCCTATCTTCTGCGACAGGAAGAGGGGGGAACCATAGAGCCTCGGAGAACAGAAAAGTTGGCACTACCCGTATATGACGGGTTAAGACCGGACGGCACAGCAAAACTTCCCGGCCCCCGTTCGTGGTCCAATATCAAGAAAACGTTTGTTTATAAAAGCAAGAAAACCGGAAGTTCGTTCATTGCTTACAAGGAAGGCGATAAGTTGCGCCTTCTTTATGTTCTAGTAGATTTCGCCGAGGTAGAAGGGCGCGGTTTGCTTGCGAAAGCATGGGAGCGTAATTCTTCCCGTTTCATCGCTGCCTTGGGCCGCGTAGTAGTACAGGAAATGGCGAAGTTTGACTTTGTTAGGGCGGCAGGCATCGCAAGTAGAGGTAGCAGAGGAAGAGGACGTAGAAGCTAATGCCCCAGAGAATTTCATCAGTAAATGGCGCAACTGTACGTCAACGCATCAAGTTGGCGTTTGAAACCAAGCTTGTAAACCTCACCGATGACTATGGTGACGGCGTAGGTTCTGTGTTTCGTACTGTCTACCAAGGCAATACCGAAGAACTTCCAAACGATAAGGCACCCTTCGCTGGTATTGAAGAAGGGACCGAGACGATGGAGGAAGCCTATGGGGGCTGCTCCAACTACGAATTACCCATGTTTTTCTCGTTTCGCTTTCGCGGGGATAGAGGGGTGGACGAGGTGGACCTTTATCAGTATTATCTCGGACTAGTGAAGAAGGCAGTCTTGGAAGATCACAACCTTGGCAGTCTAACTACGGACATACAGGAAGAAAGCAACTCACCCACGATCCTAGGCATCAATGACGCCTATCCCGGTGGAACTCTTGTCGTTATCGTCAAGTACAAAACCCGGCTCCATGACCCGTATAGACTGATAGGCGAAAGCTGACACACACCACAAACGAAGGAACCAAGGACCATGGCTGTAAAACCATCAATGAGAACGTCACTCGCGCTGATGACTGCGAAGTTGGAAGTGACGCGGGGCGTTGACCCCATCCCCACCGCTGCCGACGACGCCTTTCTTGTCGGCAACCTCGATATTCAACTCGATCCCACGCTGCTGGAACGGAACGTTTTTCGTCCATCTTTCTCGCCGATCCCCGAGGGCGTTGGCCGGAAAATCATGAACATTACGTTCGACGCCGAAGTCAAAGGCTCGGGCGATGCGACTGTGCGCCCGCGTCTCGGCACCCTGTTGCGCGGTTGCGGTATGCGTGAACTGCTTGTCACGTCTGGCGCGGCAACACAAATCGCACCGCCTGTCGTGTTTGGCAGCGTTGTCGGACCTACTGTCTCGTGGGCCTTGACCACGGCACCTGCCTCTCGGTATGGCTCGTATCTTGTCGAATGCGTTACCGGAGGTGCTTCCGCCACAGCGGAACTCGCTGTATCTCGTTGGACCGGCGCGGTTCCCGATTTGACAGTTCTGCCCAACACGCGACACGACGCCCGCATGAACGACAGCGCGACCATGACGATGGTGCTCGACGCCACCGACAGGACATCGCTGACATTCACAGTAGCTGGCACTTTCACGGCTGGCGATGATTTCTACGCCACTATCGGTGGTGTTACATTCCCGTATACCAGTGTCACCGCCAACACCGACGCCGCAGGCGTGGCGACAGCTATCGCTGCACTGATCGACGCAGATACCCGACTTGCGGCCAGCGCGACCGCCGGGGTCATTACCGTGACTTTCACCTCTGGCGCATTGCCTGTTGCGACTACTTCCGGGTCCACAGCAATTGACCTTGGTGCCAGTGGGGCGGAAATCACGCCGACATGGACCGGCGACCTCGTGGTCGGACAGAAGTGGATCGTGAACCTCTACGAAGAAGGCTACACTTACTTCCCGACTTCGCGGCAGGCTCTGACCGACACGATCACGATGTACGCCTACAAAGACGGCGTTCTGCACAAGATCACGGCCTGTAACGGCACTGTGACGTTCAACGGGGAAGCTGGAAATCTTTCGCAGGCTTCTTTCGAGTTCCAAGGCAACTACATCGATCCTCTCGAAGAACCCACACCGCTGGACGCCGCGTTCGAACAGACGCTGCCTCCGCAAGTCGAACTGGCGCAAATGTCGATCAATGGTGACGGCGACTTCTGCGCACAGTCGTTCACCATCGCTCTGGGCAACACCATCAACCCGAAAGAGTGCATGAACGCAGCGGACGGCTACGATGGTTCGCAGATCACGGGCCGTGAACCCACGGCGCAGTTGAACCCGGAGGCGACTTACGAAGCCTATACGGGCATGTGGGGCAACTTCTCGAAAAACATCGAGTTCCCGCTGCATATCCGCGTCGGCACGGTTGCAGGAAACACGGTGCGCTTCTTCATGGACCGTGTGACCTACACAGGTCTGACCTACGGCGACCGGAACAACACCGTGACCTTGGAAGCCTCGTTCCAGTTGAACGGTCTTTCCCCCGCTGGCGATGACGAGTTGCGCGTTTCGTTCCACTAGTGTAGAGTGTAACCACTACCCCCCCATGCAAGGGAAGGGCGTTCTTCGGAGCGCCCTTTTCTTTTGAATAAAATTCGCTACAATCAATTGCAAGGGGATCATCATGCGTTCTGTAGTCTATCTTGTAGAAAAGTCGAGTGGACTACGCGACAGTAATGGTGTAGAAGTATTTCACGCTGTTACGGCACGTCTGACACGGGCCAAAGCAGAGGAAGACTTTGCAGACGAAATACAACAAGGAACCGTGCGCGTTAGAAAAATAGTAGCCACTAAATAACGCGCACATAGCAGCAGCACAAAAGGAGCAGCAGCAATGGCGATCAAAGGCGTATCCCTCGCAGAAAAAGAACCCATCGTTCTCAAGAGCGATCCGGCACACCCCGACCAGATCAAGAAAGAGGTTGAAAAACGCCTCAAGGAATTCACGGACCCGGATGCCCGTGCAGAGGCACGTTCCACAGTCGAGAACGAGGTTGCCGAAGATGCAGGCGAACCGACGACTTTTCACATTGGCAACCTGACCCGCTCTGACCGTATCGAACTTGGCGATCTGAACGCCACGCCGACGCTCAAGGACGGCGGTATTTCCATGCAGATGCGGCGGGTTCAGCGGGCCTATGCGCTTGTCGAACGTGGGCTTGTGGGCTGGGAGAACATGCTTTCTGCCACGGGCAAAGTTGTTCCCTTCAAACGGGGCACAGGTCAGGTGGGCGAAACGGGCTTCAAGTCCGTGGTACACGAGGATTGCATGACGCATTTCTCGCAGGAAGTGATGCTCGAACTTTCGGAGGCCATCTTGAAGAAAAACGGGATGACTTCGGACATGGTGGGAAACTCCGAAAATCCGTTGCCGCCACTCATCGAAGGGAGTTTAGAGAGTGGCGCTGCGACGACTGCACCGAGGAACAGCAGCGAGAGCGAGGATGCACAAGTCCTGCCGAACTGAAACGACACCTAGTCACGCCCGACGCTTTCAAGACGGGTAACTATTGGGAACTACCGGACGGGGAACCTCAGAATAGGTGTCCTCGTTCTCCTATCAAAGAAGACCCGGAATGGTGGGGGCAAATAATCACCACCTACAACGCTTACGACAAGGGTTTTCTACCAGCCAAAGGGGGGTTAGACGAACAACCCGCCCTATTTCTGCCAACCATGCAGATCATATCATCTGCCGTAAATGCCGAACAACAGTTTGAACGGGAAACTTCCAAGACGCGCGATGAAATGATCGAACGTTCTAAGGCGCAGCAAAAATACTCAGCAGGCGCACACGGAAATCCCGGAATGGCTCGGATACCCACCAAGGGTAAGCAGAAGTAAGGACGCAGAATGGCCGAAGGTGCAGATTTCAGAGCAGCAGCAAGAGACCTACAAGCTATGGCTGGGGCGTTTGCCGCAGCCACAGTAGCAGCCCGAGGTCTGGGATTTGCACTGAATGAGTTTCGTCAGTTTGAGGTGCAGCTTAAACTGACGAACGCCATTGCTGGCGGAACTATCACCACGTTCCGAGAAATGAGTGCAGCGGCTCGTAATTTCTCGTTGATTACTACCACAAGTGCCTTGGATGCAGGTCGCGCACTACAGAACCTTGCGCAGGCCGGTTTTACTACCAAGGAAAGCCTCGCGGCCATGAACGGCGTGTTGCTTCTATCGCAGGCGACACTTGCAGACGTTGGCGTAGCTTCCGATGTGCTGACCTCCAACATTCGGGCTTTCCGACTGGAAGCCAATGAAACAACCCGTGTTGCGAACGTGTTTGTGGCGACGATCACAGGGTCGCTTGCCAGTATCGATAAACTGGCCTTCGCCTTTCGTCAGGTAGCACCTGTCGCCGAACTTGCTGGCCTTTCTATTGAAGAAACGTCTGCCGCCTTGGGTGTGCTGTTCAACGTGGGTCTGCGCGGTGAACAAGCCGGTACAGCTTTGCGTAACATCATCATCCGACTTGTTCGCCCATTGGGGGAGGCGGGTACTCTTCTACGAGACGCGGGAATTGCAACCAAGACAACAACGGGTGAACTGCGAAATCTCGTTGATATTTTGAATGACATCAGGAATTCGGACCTTTCCGACGCCGACCTTGCGCGTATCTTTGAAACAGAAGCCCTTGCAGGCGTAAAAGCGTTTACGAACGCTTTGGAAGAAATAGGCGATACTGGTGAAAGCCAATATAGTAGATTGCTTGCCGCGATCACGGATACTGATAGGGCGCTGGAATTGGCGGCAACAAACCTCGACACCTTCGACGGGTCGATGAAACTGTTGCGGAATACCGTTGTCGATATTGCTAAGGATATTGGCGAAGAACTCGCTCCATATCTGGTCGATATTTCCACTTATCTCCGACAAGCTGCCGCAAACTTCAAGGCGCTTGATCCAGAAATACAGCGGTCACGTATACAGATGGTCGCGCTTGGAGGGGCCATCGCTGCTGCACTTATTGTGGCTCGTGGATTGTTCGTATTTATCATTGGACCCGGCATAGCCGCCCTTGTCGCTATGTACAAAGCAGTAAAGCTTTTGATAACCGCTATCGCAGCGTGGCGCGTTGCTATGGCCGCAGCGTTGGCCCAGACCGCGTTTACTCTTGCAGCCCTCGGTATCGTAGTAGGCACTTTCCTTGCTATAGGAGCGGCGATAGCTGCCGCCACTGTCGGCCTTGGCTTGTTCATACGC